GGCTTCAACTGTTCCCATTCCAACGAGCAGGCGTTGCGTATGGTCTTCGTGCAATGGGCTACTCATTTGACGGAGAGAATTGGTTCCGTCAGTACACCACCAATGGTGGCGTAATCATCGGTGACGAGATGGGTCTTGGTAAAACCAGCCAGGGACTAGCACTACTGAAGGCTACCGAGTCGTTCCCGGCGGTAGTCGTGGTTCCAGCGTCACTAAAACTGAATTGGAAGCGTGAAGCAGAGCAATGGATTGGTGGCGTAAAGGTAAAGGTAATCTCCGGGACAAGCGGATTTGTACCCGATGCGGACATCTACGTAATCAACTACGACATCCTTTCGCACTGGGTTGATAAATTGCCAACCATTCGGGGCGTTGTTTTTGACGAAAGCCACTACATCAAGAATGGCCAAGCGCAACGAAGCAAAGCAGCAATCCGCCTAAGTGACAAAGTTGTCGAGGGTGGAATACGAGTCTGCCTATCGGGAACACCAGTGGTCAATACGCCACTAGAACTACTAACTCAGTTGCGAGTCGTAAATCGCATTGAAGAGTTTGGCGGGACACGAGGATTCCGCTCGACATACGGGACAGCAGGCTCACGAACCCTTGCGTCACTTAACCGAAAACTCAGGGCATCGTGCTACGTCCGTCGTCGCAAGGCGGATGTTCTAAAGGAATTGCCACCTAAGCGATGGAGTGAAGTAGTCATCGAGGGCGACCCAGAGATTATGAAGGAATATCGCAAGGCCGAAGCAAACATTGTTAAGTACCTAACTGAGTTGGCTTTGAAGATGGCACAAGAGTCTGGCGCTACTACTGAGGAAGCACGTCAAGAGGCTTGGAAGAAGGCGCTACGAGCCCGTGCAGCCGAACATCTAGTCGCACTGTCCACCTTAAAGCAACTCGCAGCAAAGGCAAAAATGAAGGTTGCCCGTGAGTGGATTGACGACTTCTTAGCGACAGACAAGAAACTTGTTGTCTTTGGTTGGCACCGTGATGTCGTAGACGAGATTGCAACAAACTTCAGTAATAACATAAAGATTCAGGGCGGTCTGACAGCCGAGCGTCGACAAGAAGCGGTTGACTTATTCCAAAACGCCGACGAGCAGAAGGTCATCGCATGCAACATCAAAGCAGCAGGTGTTGGCCTAACACTCACAGCATCAAGCGATGTTCTATTCCTAGAGCAAGGATGGACACCAGGCGACATGGAGCAAGCAGTTGACCGTTGCCACCGTATTGGTCAGCAAGACAGCGTTACTGGTTGGCTCATGCTCACCTCGGACACCATTGACGAAGACATCGCTCTTCTGATTGACGCTAAGCGAAAGGTTGTCGACAAGATTACCGATGGCGACGACGAAGAAATTCAAGAGGAATCAATGGCGACCGAGTTAATGATTGCTCTGGCCAACAGAACAAGGGTTAATGATTGATATGTACAGCATTAAGAAGTGAGACAAGAAACGACAAGACCCCCCGGTTGTGACGAGGGGTCTTGCGCTACGCATTGTCGGTTGAGCATTTTGCTCGACACCAACTTAGCAACTTTGTTAAAGTAATGCAGGTCAATCCCCGGTGGTGTAACCGGCAACACAACAGACTTTGAATCTGTTATTCCACGTTCGAACCGTGGCTGGGGAACAAAGAGATGCGAATCAGTCCTTGACTACTTGAACTAAACCGTAGTAATGTTGTTATCAACTACAAGGGGGTTCTATGCACACCGAGGCATTGAATGAATTTGTTTTAGTTCTAGCGGGCTTTGGTTTTTTGCTCGCTGGTATCCGATGGTGGAAGAAAGGAAGCAATTAAAAATGCTTGAACGTTTATTTGATACATGCCTTTACGCAATGTGGTTCATTTTTGGCTACACCTTGTCTGGACGCAAGAAGGACAAGAGTGGCAACTAAAAACGATTCGGGCGCATGGGAAATCCAAACCCCGAAAGGGAAAATAATTTTTGCCCACAAGAAAAGCGCAGAATTAGCAGAGTCCGCACTGGAAAACGGAGGGAGCGAACAGTGGAAATATTTGCCATCGTCGCTGTAGTTTGCGTTATTGTCTACCTATTGTCTATTGGCGAGGAACCATATGCCTGAAAATCCAAACTGGTCTGAACTCGAAATTGAATTCGACGAAGAACAAGTAGCAACAATCACCAAAGCAGCAGAAATTAAGGGCGTTACTTTTGAGAAGTACGTTCAAGATTCAGTAATCGAATTCGTCAACGGATTGAAGGGAAGTAAAGATGCAGGAGATGATGTTCGGGGAGCCCAATCAGAATCATCTGAATGACTGGGTTGACCTAAGCGCCAGTGCCAGCACACACCAAATTGACAAGGCCATCTTAGATAAGTGGACTAACTCATTTGGCGATGACTTCCAGATGTATTGGTTAGCGCCCATCTACATTGTTCGCCCAAAGGGTGGCAAGGGGTTTATTGAGTGGTGTCGAAAGTTTGAAGATGTTCGTGCGCTTCCAACCCTTATGGAGCGACGCAAAGCACTGTACGACCTGATTGGTGAGTACTGCTTCAAGTTGAAGAATGAAGAGGCACGGGATACAGTTGCTGACCGACTTTTGAAAATTCAAATTGAGCGTCCAGAGCGACCACGAAATGTCTACGCATACAATGAGACATCATACGAACGAGAAGATGGAGAAAACAGGGAGAACTGGTGGCAAAACTAGAAGACTATTGGTACGAGAGGGCATCGTGCAGAGGACTCGACACCTCAATGTTTTTCCCCGAAGTTGGAAAAGCGCACTTCGTTGAGAGGGAAATCGAGAGAGTTTGTGGCTCTTGCGAAGTGGCGAAGGACTGCTTGGATTATGCGTTGCGAAACTCAATCAAGGTTGGCTACTACGGTGGCCTCAGTGGAAACAAGCGTGAGCAAATTAAGTCTCTGCAAAGACGCAATCGGATGGTCGCATAATGGCTAAGTGGTTGATTCAGCACGATGCTCGAAACGATAGAGTCTTTGAGCGACGAATCATAGAGGCGCACAACATCAACCACGCCGAGTCATTAATGAGGGCAACAGAAAAGTTTGATTGGGACAGTGGACGCTTCAAGTGGAGCATCGACAAGGTTGAAGATTGAACACCATTGAAATGAAGTGGGCGGTTGACAAGAACGGCGAACTAATAAAAGTTCCATTTATCAATAAGCAACCGAAGGAAAAGAAACCCAAGCCGGTAGACACCGTTAAGCACGGTACGCCAACGATGTACTTCAGCAGAGGTTGTCGTTGCGAGCCATGTCGCAAAAGCGCAACCGCCCACCAACGCATCACACGCCACGCTCGCTACAGGAACACACCGTTCGAAAGTATTCCGCACGGCACAAAGAATGGGTACAGCAACTACGGTTGTCGTTGCGCCCCTTGTGGCAAGGCGATGTACGAAGCGAATAAGGGCTACAAAGAATCACCGGAGGCGAAAGCCCGCAGAAACGAAAGAAAAAGGGCTAAAAGACTGCTCGCTAAACAGTTGGCTGAAGCAAATAACCAACCCCCGTTGTAGCATTGTTCCATGGCCATCAACGTAAAAGCGGAAAAAGTTGCTATTGACAGCATTAAACCGCACCCGCAAAACCCACGAATAGGGGACATCCCCGCTATTGCGGAGTCGCTAAAAGTCAATGGGCAGTACTCGCCAATCGTGATTTGGAACGATACCATCATCGCTGGCACCCACACTTGGAAAGCAGCCAAGTCCCTGGGGTGGAAGGAAATCGCAGTCACCCGATACGAGGGAAGCGAAGACAGCGCACTACGAGTCTTGGTTGCGGACAATCGCACCAGCGACATTGCGGTCTACAACAACGAAGTTCTACTGGGTTTGCTAAAAACACTCCCAGACCTTGAAGGCACGGGATGGGAAACCACCGAGATTGAAGCCCTACAAATTGACCACGAATTGGATTCTGGTGGAGTTGCTGGCGGAGGTGGCGGAGCGACCAAGGACGACCAGCCCAAAACGGTCAAGATAAAACTGGGAGAGTTCCAGGGCGAACTAGACCCCGAACTTTATGAACTCTGGGCTCAGAGCATCAAGGGTGCAGTAGGCGACAAGAAGGCAAAGGTCAACAAGGAAATCCGTGACCGGCTCGACGTTCCAAAGGAGCCAAGAGCGCCAAAGAACGACACCAAAGAGCGCCAGAAGCCCCAAACGAGCGAGCAAAACTACTCTATGGGCGAGACAACCCTGGAGCCAATTGCGAACCTAAAACGCTATCCAGCGAACCCACGAGAAGGCGACATCGGAGCAATCAGCGAGTCATTGCGAACCCTCGGACAATACCGACCTGTGGTTGTGAACAAGAGGACGAACGAAGTCTTAAAGGGAAACCACACCGTCGCAGCGGCCTCATCCCTCGGCTGGAAAGAAATTGCGGTTGTATGGGTCGACGTTGACGAGCAACAGGCTTCCAAAATAGTCCTGGCGGACAACAAGACCGCAGACAAAGCGACCTACGACAAGGACATACTGGTCAGTATGTTGCAAGAAATCAGCACGCTTGAAGGCACGGGCTTCGATGCGGAAGACTACGCAGATGAGGTCAAGGGGCACGACACCACCCCAAACAGTTCCAAAGTTAAGTTCAAGATTGGCGAATACGGCTTCTCAGCACCTCAGAGCATCTACGAAGTATGGCGTGATGAGGTTGAACTTCCAAACGGCGCACTCCACCGACTTGGACTGCCACTAACAGCACTTGTAACGAGGAGCGAATAATGGAAGTTATCTACGCAGTTTTTGTCTACGCACTAATCCTTTGGCTTATCGAAGTGACAGCGAATGACGACTAAGCGCTTCTACACGAGCAAGTCCATCATCGACCAAATCTTCAAGGGCGACGTTGAGGGACACCAGTTTCACGGCAATCAGTGGGAGCAAGTAGCAAGTGAGGGGCTGAGCGAATTGCCCCAGGGCTGGGCAAAAGCACCAGAAGCAGAAGGCCAGAATCCAAATCAAGTTGTCCTGGTCTCACAGAAGGGCAACAAAGCAATCTTCCCCAAAGAAGTTGCGAGCGACAAGTGGAGCCCATCGTCACCCCTGGCGAAGAGCGCAATGCTAACCATTGACAAATTCTCAACGGGGAAAACGCTCGACTTTGACGGCATCGATGTTCCACCGACCGTCCTGGGGCGTGTTAACGGTAGCGCACCAAGCACAATCCAAATTGGCCAACTCCAAACCTGGTCAAAACCCATGCCAGAAGAGGATAAGGACGCCCCAAGGGTTGGTGCAGATGGAGTCATTGAAACAGCAAAAGAATCGATGGACGCCAACAAGTTCAGCCCGTACTACTTCTACTCCACCACAGCGAACATGTTGTCTGACCCAGAAACAAAAATGGCAGCAGTTGTCTGTCACGAATTAGGTCACAGCGAGTTCCAACTTAACGGCGGGAAAATCAGTCAAATATATTCAGCGTTAGACCAAGCAGCCAAAGACGACGGATACGAGGGGCGGAAAATCAACTGGCAAAAAGCCACCGAGTCAGCAAACGCTCGCTACGCAAAATCCATTTTTGGTAAAAACTATTACGGCCAACCCCTTTATGACTCAATCACAATCGGGGGTCAAAAGATGAATCAAGACCAGTTCATCCAACACCTGAATGAAGACAACTGGGGCGGAGCAAAGTTGACAGACAAACAGTCAACTTTCCTGAATCAAACCCTTGGAGTTTCTAAATACGGCTCTTCCAAACTGAGTGAATTAGTGGGCGAGGCCAAGTGCATCTGGCTCATGCCTCAGTTTCACGTTCCGTCGTATGTATCGAACATCGCCAAGGCTCTTAACTGGGCACCAAATCCAGACAAGGTATACTAAACCCATGTCCAAACAAGAAACACCAGACACCGAACGAAACCTAGTACTCGGTAGTCCTGGCTTTATCGACACCGAGTCTGGTGGCTACATGACTTTTGGCGACTACTACGTTGACGACAACGATGAGTTGCAACACGTCAGCAACCTCGGCAAAATTCCGGTGACGAAAGAACTGGAAACACCGTACAACCCAGATGATGTCAGTCCATTCTGGGACACCTCGGACGGCAAGGAATTGCTCGACGAGATTGAAGAAGAATAACAACACTCCGCTTGCGTTGACACGCCAACATAACTAGACTGGGCTACACCTACAAACAAGGAGTAGTAATGTCAACGATTTTAATTTTGGCAGTTGTCGCTTTGTACTGGTTTTGTCTCATTGAGGCAATCCTCATTCCATCGCCACAGTGGTTGAAGGCAGGAAAGTCCAAGGGGGCATGGGTCACTTTGCTCATTCTGTTCGGCATCTTTGCTGGCATCCCGTATCTGTTGTCAGTGCGTGGAGCAGTAAAGGCGCAGAAGTAACAAGGACGTGAGTGTTTGGTGCCTGGGCAGGAGAGAGCCTGGGGCACCAACACTTTCTAAAAACATGACACGAGAAATCAACCTTGGTGAGTACTTCCACATTCAGGCACCGTACAAACCACCGTACAAAAATGAGTGCGACCATTCGTACCACGAACTAGACCCTGAACTACTTGGCACCCAGCACTGTCCCAAGTGCGGGCGTGACCTCGATTGAGTAAGCCGTTCGACACCAAACTCTACGAAGAAGACGACAACGCAAAGCAGACAATAAAAGACTGGCTAACGTTGAAGGGCTACTCAGTATGGGTTAACCCAGACGACTATGGGGTTGACCTAATCGGCGAAAAGAATGGGCGAAAACTTGGCTGGGAAGTGGAAGTAAAGCACAACTGGCGTGGGAAAAGGTTCCCTTTTACGTCGGTGCAT